ATAGGCACTCACCGGGAAGAACTGGTTCTGGTAGCCTGGCATACGGATGTCTACCCTGACTGAGGAGGTGGATAGAGAGAACCCAACAGCCTGCTTTATTGCAGCGTTGGTCGTTGGGATGGTAGCGGTGATCGCGCCTGCGGTCTCTGACAGGTACATAGCTGCTCCCTGGGTGTAGGGGGCATCGATGTCAACTATGACACCACCAGTACAGAGTACGCCTACGTCACCAGAAGCGTAGGAGTTAACCGCCATCGCCTCGCCAAAGGTCGTGTGGGCAGAAGCGTCTGCGAGTTCCCAGTCGGTGCCGTCGAAGTAAACCATGTCTCCGGCGGTTACGGCTGTGGAACCGACAGTCGCAGCAAACACATTCTGTGCGTGTTTCACATATGGATCAGCCATTGTTGATACCTCATCATCAGATTACGGAACTATGCTCAACGAGGTTATGTTGTCGTTAGGCAGCGGAGTCGATACCAGCCAGCCCTGCACAGGACTTAGCAGAGTAGACGACTGCATTCAGGTAGACAGCCATCCGGTAGACATCTTCGTTCTTGTCGAACTTGGTGCCCAGCCGCTGGATGTCGGGATCGAGAACCGTGCCGTTGTGGATGACCGTCCATCCCTGCTTCTCCTGGCCTGTCTTAACGCCATAGATGGTAGTAGCAGTGGAGGAAGCCCAGCCCCCGGCGTTCTCATATTGTTCGGAGTTCGTGATGTAGTCGTTGATGACCACGGGTATGCCATTATAGAGGACATACTGGTGACCAAACATGTCGGCTGAAGTCAGAACGACACCAGAGCCAGTGGCCCTGGCAAGAGAGGTCAGCTTCCGACGCATGGTCTTGTTCATCATCAAGAAGTCGGGCTTACCGTTCTCCACCAGGTCGATCATGGCGTCCAGGCGGTCAAGGGTAAGTTCGGTCTCTGCCCCGGCGATGGTGGAAGGCTGTGAGCCATCATCCATCATGAGGAGGCGAGAGTCACTGATGAGGAGGGAGGTTAGGCCCTCTGGCTCAGTGGAGGTGCTGCCGGAGTTGCCGGTGATCAGGAGGTCTTCCAGCTTTCGGACGATGGACTTCGCCATCTTGGAAAGGAGGACGGCTTCCTGGGACTGCACGTTGTCGGCAGTCTGCATGGCAAAACGGTCAAGAGGGTGCTGCACGCCCACGGTGGTGAGGGAGACGGTCTTCTTCGTGTAGGTCGGTTCGGTGTCAGACCAGACATCTCCTACCTGGTGAGTGGCAGCGGCTCCCAGCGTGCTTTCCCGGTTGTAAACCAGGGAGTTGCCGCTGAAGCTGCTGAACTGGAGGAAGGGGGCCAACTCGGATGCGGTGATGATATTGTCAAACACACCAGCCGTGACATCGTCGTTAGCCAACTTCTGATATTCACTGAGTGTTGGCATCTCATAGTCCTTATAGGTTACGTTTTCGCAGCCCCCGTTCTATGAGGGCTGAACCACGGAGTTCTTCATTCCCGCCTGCGATAGCCGCTCCCGTGTCGAGATCGGCTACGCCTGCTTTCTCCAGGGCTTTCTTCCCAGCGTTCTTAGCTTCATCAGAGAGTTTCTGACGCTCGGCTGTGGCCCTGCGGCGTTCTTCCTGGACTACCATCTTGGCGGCTTCTATCTGGACATCGTAGATGCCCTCGTTGTCGCCGGTCTTGGCTCTTTCCCAGGCTGCTGCCCAATCGCTCTGGATTTTGATGGCATCGTCTTCACTGATGAAGAGATTGCCATCCGTGTCCTGAACGGTGGAAAGGAGGCGGTTCATCTCTTTGTCGTAACGCGAGTTGTAATCCCGCGTTGCTTGTCCTTGAGCCAACTCCTGGTTTACCGCCGATATTTGATCTTGCACTTCGTAGGTGTCTCCTTTCTGGGCAGCCTCCATATAGAGACTGAACACCTTACGCATTGCCGTCAACTCATCACGGAAGCCAGCGAATTCCGCATCCCTGTCCGTATCCCTACGGCGTTGGCCGTCCTTGGAGCGCAGGTCGTTCTCCATCTTCTTGACCTGGGCCTCCAATATGGCCGCCTTCTCCCTGTAGTCTACTTCTTCTTCAGGGGTCTCTTCGGTAGCCTCTTCAGCCTCTTCGGGGACAGGCTGTTCCTCTACCTGGGGTTCCTCTTGCGGGGTCGTTACCATGCGATGCTCCTTGTAATGGAGGGATCACTGTGGAAAAGTGTAAAGCTTGTCATCATGTAGTGTCAATTTACTGGGTCATCCCTAAAGCTTGAGAAATCGCCATCATGCTCTCCTGCTGTCTCCAACCAGCCATAGTAGCAGGTCTTACATTATATTGACGGACATAAGCTACATCGATACGAAAGTCGCCTTCTCTTTCGCCCCGCCTCATATTACTTATACCCGTATCTATCCGGCCAATGGCAGAGTTAGCCTCACGGAACTCCCTGGCAGCGGCTGGATCAAGCCTCTTGTATCTCTCCCACAAGGTACGCTCATAAGAACTAAACATGCCTAACACCTTCTCATCGACCTCCCACATGGGCTTCAAGGTCTCCATATCCGTGTGGTACTGGTTCAAGGCAGAGTCCACCATGGCATTCCCGGTGGGCATCCTGACTGTGATGTCAGATTCCTCCAGTCCGATGGCTCTGGCGTCAGCAAGTATCTCGGCACGATCAGCATCCCGTTGGTCATAGTTCAATGCGCCTGTATGTGGGTTTTCCAGTTTCAATTCTATATTCCAGTAGCGGTTACGAAGAATATCTATGGCGTTCTTAGGGTCATTCTTCTCTAGTTCCTGCTTGATCTCACCATAAAATACAGTCTGCCCTGCTATGTACATGGCCATCTTGTAGTCCTGGATGGCAGACTTCAGCAATTGCCCGTTCATCCCCGCACCGATCTTCGTGGCGAGTTCGTTGACATGTTCCGTCTTCGCTGACTTATAGCTGTCCATAGCAGCAACTACCCTGGACTGTAGGTCGGGTAGTCGGCTAGGCAGTTCCTCCCCCATCGCGACTATACGGGGGTCACTAGCAGCTTCATTCCTGATCTCAGCAGGGAGGTGATCATACAGGTAGTCCTGACCGCTGAGTCTGTCGTATGGAGTCATGTTCATGCTGTCCATGACCCGTTTGTACTTGGCAGGGTCATCCTTGGACAGGTTGGTCATGATCTCATCAGCGATGGTCTGCTTCATATCGGACATGTTTTCCAGGGAAGACTTGGCACCTAAGAACTCCAGGGCGACACCAGCCCCCGATTCAGCTGTGCCTTTCCAGTCATGATCCATGGCACGCTGGACACCTTGCAGGACGCTCTGCGATCCTTCTTCCATAGCGAATGGGGTGAAGTTAGATAGCATCCGTTTTCCTACGCTCTTGGGGTCATTCCACTTGACTTCATGACCTTCGTAATCAGACCCTGAGAGGAAGTCCCACATGTTGGTGACCACACCAGCAGACATGCCACGGACAGCGTAGAGGTCTGCGGTTCCAGCAGCTACGAGCAGACGGGCCAGGGAGTCGTATGGGCCTAGGAGGGTGATATCCCTGCCAAAGGCGTTTATACGGTTGAAGTTCGGGTTCCACCTACCATTGACTATAGGCCGCAGGTCGGTGTCCTTACCCTGCATCTTGTTGATGCTGTAGGTCATGGCTATCGAGCCGATCACCAGACGGAGCATGGTGCGTCGGGCCATCCTCTGGTCTATCTTGGCCCCCCAGCGTAGTCCCTTGCCTACGCTGGGCACAGGAATCATACCCATGGCCGATTTGAAGACAGTCTCCAGGCGGGAGGCAAAGTAGCGTGGAGCCAGAAGAACCATATCACCTAGATTCCCTGCAACACGGTGCCTGCTCCAGCCAGTCATGTTGTTCGATATCTCTGCTATCCTGGCCATATCCCCAGAGTCGATGAGGTTCTGTAGGCTCCTGCCCTTGGACAGTTCCTCTGCCAGCATATCGTCTGCAAAATGGAGGCGTTTGGCGTCTCCGAAGTAGCCAAATGCCCGGTTGGCACCTTTGACGAATGATCCTACTTTGGGTATGTTCTCTACCCCCTTGAACATACCGCGACCCAGAGCGAACTCTGTATTGGTGCCGCCCACACGCAGCCCATAAGAACCCCACTCCTCAGATACGAGCCTGCCTGCTTTACCAACAGCTTCATCGAAGTTGAAGATAAAGGCTCCCAGTACGTCGGGATCGGCCCAGGCCCTGATGTTGAGACTCAGGAGGGTCATGAATTCCTTGCTGGCAGCGGCGGGGAGGATAGCCCCTGCTGGGCCTTTACCACGGGTGCCGACTATCCCAGGTAGTCCCTGGATAAAGAGGACACTGTCGTCTGCGGTAGCCTTCAGACCAAGATAGAGGCTATTCAAGTCAGACCAGAGTTGGAAGATGAAAGGCAGGTCTCCACGTTTCATATCAGCTTCGACCAACATGTTGATGGAGTTGGACATAGCTGCTGGGAAGTCATAGCCCTGGAGACCGGGTACGGCTATTCGGCTCCGTCCACTTGGTAGGTCTTTACTACTATCTATAGCCCTCTGCCATACATCATTCTTTTCATCCAATCGTCCTCTGAGGGAATCCAGGCTCTCTGAAGTATCCACCAGCCTGTCGATGCGCTTCCCGTATGCTTGCTCCTGATAAGCTGCACGGCGTGCAGCACGCTTCCCCTCCATCTCAAGGATTTTGATCTCAACTTTGACTGCATTGATGGTCGTTTCACGGGTGTGAATAAGTCGATTCGTCTTTCTAGCATCCAGGTTATTGGCTCTAGCATCGTCGGAGAGTTCTTTTTTCAGACGCTGATTTTCAATGAGATCGTCCACCCTGGAAGCCAGCTTGTCGCGGAGGACGAGCAGCTTCTCTATGTAGTCGTTCATGACTACTATCTCATCTAGGAGGGTGTAATAACCTTCCACACCTCGCAGACGGCGTACTTCAAAGCCTATGTCTTTCATTTGGACAAGAGCAGCTGCTACCCAGGCGTCTTCTACCTTATCCAGCTTGCCCTTGGTTTGTCTTAGCAGTCCTGCTTCCTCTACTATCTCCCCGTGTAACGTCCTCCTTATCTCTAGAGACTCATCCAGCATGGTGCGTGCTACTTTTCGGTCTGCCGCCAGTAGTTCAGGCTGTAACTCTTCCAGTCTTCCTCTAGCAGCGGCGGTACGGGCACCAGTTTCAGTCACTTCCTGCTGTGCAGCTGCCATCTGCTTGGCGGTGACACGGGCAGCAGCTTCCTGGGTGCGTATCGACTGGATTCTGGAGCGCACATTGCTTTTGAGGTTGGTCACATCCTTCCTGAGATTGGGATGATTCCTGTCCAACCGATTCTTAGCTGTATCAGCCAGAGGCATATCTGTCTCTGATTTCAACCGTTTGATCTGATTGGCGGTGTGTACGTCAATGGAGCGGCTGCCTACCTGGTGGATGTAGGAGTTTATAGCGTCTCCTATAGATGCATACTGCAACTCACCACTGGCTACTCCCATAGACATCGAAGGGAACCTCTCAGCCCTCTCAAAGCCCTGCTTACCCCCTCCTATCGTCTTCACGCCTTGGACACGCCGTGTTAACTCCTGCCCTACCTCTACAGCATCGCCACGGGGTATGTAGAAGCCATTACCAGTCACATCCTTGCGGGAGCCTAGAGGTATATCCACCTCGTCTAGCAGCTGACGCCAGGGGACTAGAACCTTCTTGATAGCCATCAAGCCTTCCATCTGGCTTGCGCTCAGATGAGGGGCGAATATGTCCAGACGGGCAGCTACGTCATTGATGGATGGCATCAACTCTACGTCTTTGGCAAGTTTGTCATCGATCCCAGCCAGAGAGGGGATGAGTTGACGGTCATTGGTATCTGGGAATATCTGTTTTGCTATGTAGCCTACCTTCACGGAGGTGGCATTGGCCATGCTGTCCAAAGCACTGGCTCTCTCCTGGGCGTGTCGATATATAGGAGTGGTGAGATCGCTATGACGGACAGCACTGATCCCAGGAATCTTGTCAACTATTGCCCTCACGGCGTCATCTATAGCATCAAACCTGCTTAGGCCCGACTTCACGTTCCGCAGACCCAGTACGTTAGGGCCTATCTCGTTTATACATTCACTGAAGCATATCCTTGAGGCGTCATCCACCCTCTTCTGGACTAGGCGCACAACAGAGTTATCTAGGGCCGTCCCCGAAGCTACGACCAAGTTACCAGTGCGGGTGGGGACGATGTTGATGCCTTGTGCCCCATTCCTGATACCTGACCGGCCAGCCAGGTTAGTGACGCCAGTTGCTTTGGAACTTAGGCTAAGGGCCTTGAAGAAAGGGGCAGCACCTAGAGTAGCCACTGTCTCCAGTCCACCGCTGGCAGCAAGTTGGATGTACCACGGGCGGTCACGGAACTTGTCCAGGGCTGCGTTATAGCCGCCACCTTCTGAGAAGAGGGTAGGGGTTTGTCCTGATACCCCCGTTATGATAGGCAGACCAGAGGAGGATATATCCCAGTCTAGTGCTGATACCCCTTCTATGATGGTCTCAGCGGCTACATCTATTGGCTGTTGGATGGGTTCTATGAACTGGCCAGCTGTATATAGAAGCCCCAAGCCGACTGCTTCAAGATCACCGACGATGCCGTTTCGCCTCTTGAAGTCAATGGGGTCACGAAGGCCAGGAGGCTCAGTCCATCCAAGTTCTGCAAAGTAGCTGCCGGGTTCTGGCGGCCCTGTTATGCCAAGCCGCTCCATCTGCTGCCTTCTTTCTTCTTCTGAGGACAGGCGAACCCTTTCCCCCCTCTCCAGTGGGGTCTCAGGAGCAGCTTCAACTACAGCTGTTGGTATAGCTGCTCCCCTGGTCATCCTTACATCAGATATGTCCTGGCCTACGTCGGACGGAAGTAGTTCAAAAGTGGGTTCTGGTCTGGCTCCTACACGCATAGGGTCTACGGATGGGGTCATAAAACGGTTGATGCTTTCCCCGTATTGGTCTGCTTCAGCTGGAGAGAGGGAAGGGGTAACTCTAGGACGAGCATATGGACTCTGTGCCTCAAACTGCCTTATGCGTTCAGCCATCGTAGGAGGAGTGGAAGGTAGGGACAGGCCGGGAACAGTCGCGCCAAAAGGGTCTAATTCTTCTTCTGTTGTTGGGCGCAGTTTAGATGCTGAGCGTTCGACACTGCTCCAGAAAGGTAGATCGTAAGACATCTACTGTATTCCTCTGCGGCTGATAGGGGCGATACGGGCTACTGGCATCCGTCTGCCGCTGGGGATGGTTGTCGCCAGTTCCTGTGCGAATGATTTGCGTGGGATGCCTGCCTGGGCTGCCAGGTCTAAGAAGACATCACGGGATTCGGGTGTGATGTTCTGGAGGGCCTGGGCTGAAGGTAGGTTAAGACCTGCTGCCTGGGACAGGTAGCCACGGGAAGGGGTGATTGGGCGACCTGCTTGTAGTTGGCGCAGGCCGAAGGGCAACTCGCCAAAGTCGATTG